GCCCCCATATGGACATCACTCCACCTAGTACGGTAGAGCCAAGCATTGTTATTAGTTCTAGTGGGAGTCCGAACATTATTTACCCTTTTTTCTTTTTTTCAATTCTTCTACTACTGCTTCTGAATACCTATCTCCCCTAGTTCCAAAAGCATCTGTACCTGATACAGTTGTTGTTAGCCATTCTAATGCAGCTTCTGCGCCTTGATTATGAGCATAAGCTAAAACAGCAAGCTTATTCTTATCATCCATTGCTCTGTATTTTGCAGAGTTTCTAGTTAGTGTACCATGATTTTGATCTACATATAACCTAAAAGCTTTTTCTTGCAGGTTTGCATCAGCCCTAAATGCAACACGTGAAGGATCATTTTGATTAAATTCATCTTCTACATGAAATAGTTTTGCTCTCTCTGCATCTGTTATAGCAGGGTTATTTCTCAAATCCTCTTTAGCTCTCCATCCAAACTGATACTTACCATCATAATCGTTTGCAGCCCCACCTACTGCTGCATAAGGTTCAGCCTCGCCACCGCTTTCAATCTCTGCTATAGGCGCTTTTATTTGTTGGAACAGTCCTTCTGATAAATCAGTTGCTATTGCGGTAGGGTCTTTACCTTCTTTGTTTTTATTACTATTTTTTCTTAATGCTTTTTGTGTAGCTTCATCTAGCTCACCTGTTATAGGTATACCTGCTGTTGCTTGAAACTTTCTTAACTGTCTACGTGTTGCTGGACCTAAATCATTATCTACTTCTAATGGTCCTATAACTGTTGTATAACCTAGATCATTTAATCTTTCTTGCGCTTTCTCTACAGTATCATAATCAGGAGACATTATACCCTGACCTGTACTAGGATCTGGCCCCATACCACCAAAGCCAGACATATCTTCTGGTTCAAATATTCTTTGATCAATAGGAACCTGAGACTGATAGTATTGCCGTTGAGGATCATAAGCATCAGACATTATTTCATTAGATGAAACGTAAAGATCATCAACTATATCTTTATATGTCTTAGCTTTTTTAGGTGGTACTTTTAGCTTTTCACCTGCAAATATTGTGTCCTTGTCTTCTTCTTTTATATCATTCATCTTTAGCAATACATCAACTGTAGTGCCTCTGTCTTGTGCTATCTCAGATAAAGTGTCACCTCGTTTGATAGTGTAGTCTACTGATACTACACCTTCTAAGGTTTTGTCTATGCTCTGTTTCATCTCTGCATATGTATCTATACCAGTCTTAGGTTGAACCATTGGATCTGGTGGTAGGAATGGGTCAGGGTTACGTGCAAAGCCACGTGTTACGCCAAACATATTCAGTGTAGGATTAGTATCAGCAGGAGGTAGCGTAGGAGGAGCAGGACTTCTTGTTACTTCCCCAAGAATAGGCATACCCAAAAGATATTGCTTCTTACCAGACTCTCCACCAAATTCTCCTATACGTGCAGTAGGATCAAACCCTCTGAACAGTGGTCCTTTGTATACTCTCTTGCCATCTACTATTACATCCTCTGGTTCACTAGCACCATACTTACGGAAACGAGTAACAGCCCTATCTAATACTTTTTTTACAACACCCATGCTTTCAGCAGCATCTCTGTTGGGATTGTTGTCTGCCCCACCACTATCATAAGCACTAGAGGAGTAATCAGGCTTAGAGCCTAGCCCTCTTGTAGGACTACCACCAAAACGTTCTGCAGGGTCTGATCCCATACCACCGAAGCCACTAGACTTAGAAGGTTTAGGATCTACTTTCTTAGTACGAGAGCTACCGTACTGGTCATACATTTGTTTTACAGAAAACTTTGGATCGTACATATTATGTTCCCAGTCCTGCGAATGGATTAAAGTCTGCGATGTTTCCGAGGATAATACCTGTTGCACCTTTAACAAGCTCACCAACAAAATCACCAGCAGCATTTTCAAGTAGTGTCTGTGACTCGCCATTAGCCTCTATTTGTGCTTCTAGTAGTTTTGTTGTTCTGTCTGCTGCACTTTCACCAGACTGCCACGCCCATGCTAACAGATCTCGCTCCCTTTGTATAGCATTATTATACATTGTAGATGTGAGATTGTTTGCGGCTAGTGCTGCATCTCTATTCGCTTGGTTAGCTGCTGCGTTGGCTGCTGTAGTAATAGCTTGCGCCCATGCAGCGTTGGCTTGTGCAATTACAAGATGGTTTTGTGCGTTGAACTGATCACGTGCATTAGTCTGTGCAGTGTTGAACTGTGCAAGAGCATTTGTTTCACCTGCATTGAAACGGTTGATAGCGTTGATTTGCTCTGCGTTGAACCTTTGTACTTGTGAGCCAAGAGATCTAAAGAACTGATCTGTTTGGTTTTGTGATGTAGCGTTAAACTGTCTTGCAGCATTTTCTGCAGCAGCATCACTTAGTATTGCTTGAGCAGTTTCTTGCGCTCTAATAACTTGCATTTGCTGTTGGTTACTTAGATTAGCTAGATCCATTTGTAGGAAAGATTTAGCATTCTGCACGTTAGCTTGTTGTCTGTTATCTAGGTTAGCTAAATCTATCTGTGACAGGGTTGCTGCATCAGCTAAGACTTTTGCTTGTCTATTATCTAAGTTAGCTAAGTCTACAGTCTGTGCCATCTTAGCATTCTCTAATGCAATTTGCTGTGCTGCTGTAAAGTTTATGTTAGCTATCTCAGAGATACGTGCTGCATTCTTTACTCTAGTTTGAAACTCTTGGTCAAACTCCATGCCTAAAAAGCTGGCACGTTGTTGAGCATTAAGTAACGCTACCTCTTGTTTGTTTGATGCATCTATCTGTGCGATAGGTAGTGCTGATTCCATAGCAGCTTGTACGATAGCCATACCTGCCATACTAGAAGCTGACAACCCACGTGCAGCCATTGCAGAAGCAGCGTTTCTCATAGCACCTGCAGCCCATGATGGTGGATTACCACCTTGGAAGTCTTGCATCAAAGTATCTAACTCAGTCTTTACAGATGCTGCTTGGTTCTTCGCTATAGTAGCATCTACCTGTGCTTGATCTACAGCAGTGCCAGATACTAGTTGAGCAGGGTCTACCTGTAGAGGAGTAGGAGCCTGTACTGTTTGAGCCTGTCCTTCTTGTGCAGCTTGTAGAGATAATGCTGCTGCTGTAAAGGGGTTCATCTGTGCAGGATCAACAACGGAGTCAGGGCTAAGTTGACCTTGTGCAGCTAGATAATTTTGTAGGGCTGATTGTAATGCTTGCTGTGATTGATATGCTTGATACTGCGCTGGTGTCATAGCAGCAATTTCTTCTGCTGTTGCAGCCTGTGGTGCTGTTGTAACTGCTGCTTGTGCTGCTGGTCCTGCCTGACCTGTGCCTTGTGGTATCAGTGTTGCAGGGCCACCGTCTTTTGCTACAACACCTGCTCTAGTTACAATAGCATTTGGATCAGCACCTATCTGTTGTGATAGTAGTGAACCACTTGGCATCATGTTAGCAGGGTTTGGTGTACCACCAGTTGTAGTTCCACTACCTCCGGGAAAGACACCTGCATTTGTCATACCCGGCATAGGTACTACTCCACCACCACCTCCACCTAGTGTAACTGATCCGTCTGGATTTACAGTTGAACCTACAGCAGTAGGTATAGGTTGATAGGCTGGTGTAGCTTGTGATCTGCTCGATCCACCACCACGTGATCCGCTTGTTACAGGCACTGAATCTCTTAGCGCTCTATTGCTACCATATTTATCATCACTGGAACCAAGCATACCAGATGCTCTTCTAGCTGCATTGTACGCTGCTACAGTTTTATCTTTTCCGTCCATTGCAGCATACTCTTGCATAGCTTTAAAGCCAGGTGTAAAGTTATGACCTTTGTTAGCATTGATAGGCTTACCCTCAACCATCTGCCTAGCTGCCATAGTGTACTTGCCCATCTTGGCTGCTGCTGCAGGACTAGCTGCTAAGAAAGCATTGATAGACTTCTGATCCATTGCTCCATTATACCCTAATGCTGGGAGTATTTTGTTTTGCATTGTTTCAGGTTTGAACCCTAGAAATTTCTTAGCCATATTATTATTTCCCTATTTGCATCCACAGTGATGCTGCAATGAATGTTATTACTGCTACGGTTGACATCTTTACAATAGTAGACCACACACCTCTGCGTGTATCACGCCACGTTTCCAGTAAGTTACGCATTTCAATTATATCTTTACGAGCATCGTCATCGTGTAGTCCTACTTCACGCAATGCTGCTGTAGCACCACGCTTGGCTGCACGGTCTAGCATATCTTCTAGTTCTTCTGGTGTGATGCTAGACATAGCCCGACATATCCTCGTTTGTTACGTTGTAAGTAATTAAAGCTGTACCTTCTTCTACTTGACTATCAAAGTATTTATCTAAAGCTAACCATCTAGCATAGCCTCTTCTCAGTGCTGTTACTTTTGCAGCAACATCACCCTCTGAAACTGCTGTGTAGTTATCTGCATCATTAATTGAAAAAACATTATATACAGTGTCAGAACTATCCAATGCGTTTATTTGTGTATCGTTTAAAGGATTACCATATTCATAAGCCACAACATCATTACCATCAATACGAAGTGTCTTGCTACTTATAGCTGGTTTAACCACACACCAATCAGTAGGGTTATTATCTAGTCTTGACTTCATAGATGTTACTGCAGCTTCAACTTCATCTACAGTTTCATAAGCTTCTTTAGCATAAATATATCTAGTCATTATGTGCCACCATAAACTGTTCCGCTATTGCTCAACGTTCTTGATGTTCCTGATATAGCTGCTCCTGCAGAACCACCCTGAGATTGGTTAGATGCAAAAGCACCACGATAACCCCTACCTCCTGCTGAACCCCAGCCGCCGCCGCCACCAGAAGCGCCTGAGTATCCACCAGAACCACCATTCTGACCAGCCTCTCCACCAGCACCACCATAAGAGCCGTAACTTGCTGCAGTTGATCTAACTCCGGGTAGTATTCTACCACCACCAGCACCACTTGATGATCTTTGATCTTCACCAGCCGAACCAAATCCAGAACCGCCAGCTTCACCTCCGTAGGTGTAAGTTTCAGTACTCCTAGTATAGTTATTATATTGTGGATCACTGCCTTTTTGGTTTAATGTTCCACCGTATCCATGATAATCAGCAGTATAATATTTTAAATCTGCTGAACCACCATCACCGCCTCCAGCACCTCCACCGCCTCCAGAAAAGGTATTCATTGGCTCAACTCCTGACGAGCCACCGCCACCTCCACCACCAGCAATGTATGCACCAGAGCTATTGACGATAGTTACCCCCGATGATGTAACATTAATTGCAGCACTTCCATTATTACCTGTACCTAAATTTGGGGTATGGTAGCCAGAGTTATATGCACTAGCAGTTGGTGGGTGTGATCCTCCTTGTACTCTAAGACCAGAGCCACCTCTACCACCGCAACCAATAATCTTACCATCATTAATTACAGTACATGGTATGTCTATAGTTAGTGCAGCAGTACCTTCAGTGTCTGACCAAACCCACATGTTTGAAGGTACACGTAGAGTACCACCAGATGATATGTAGCTTGATGCTGTGATTTGTTTGAGTTGAACTTGTCCGTTTACTGTGCTTCCACTTGTAGGCAATGGGGTTTCAGAAGACTTACCATAGTATTGTTGTATACTTTGTTGCCCATTAGCACCTACATTTATCAATGCACGAATGTCAGCGTCATTCAAAGAGCAGGTAGTACCGCTAGTACCACCCACTTCTATGTGCATGTCATTTAAGCTTATAGCACCGCTAGTTTGTAGCGCCATTCTTTAGTTCCTCAATTTCAGCTTTTAACTCTTTGATGGACTCAATAAGTACACCTACTAGGTTACCATATGCTACAGATAGATACTCACCATCCTGTACAACTTCTGGCATAACTTGTTGCATCTCTTGTGCTATAACACCTGTACCACGTTGACCATCATTTAACTCACTCTTAAACTTGTAAGTTACACCACGCATCTGTAATACTTTATCTAACGCACCTTCAATAGTCTCTACATTTTCTTTTAGTCTTTCATCCGAGAAAGCTGTGACGTTACCTGTAGCAGTAAAGTCACCATCTAGATTTCTACCACCGTTGGATAAATGCTGTAATCCTACTTCTGCAGGAGTGTTAATATCACAATCAATTACCCCAGTACTGTTGTTATATGTTATACCAGTACCACCGCTTATTGCTGTTCTAGCACTGGCTGTTATGTTACCACTAAATGTTCCATTTACAGTAAGGTTACCTGTTATCGTAGCATTTTCATCTACAGTAAGTGTATCTGTTTTTACTGTACCATCAAAAAAAGCATCTTTGTATTGTAGTGCTGTTGTACCTAAATCTACAGCGTTGGTATTCTTGGGTCTAAGTGTTGCTGCTGTACAAACTACATCCTGAGATGGTCCTATGGTTTCAATAGGTGCGCCCTCTGCTGCAGTACCATCGTGGGTGTGACCAGTACTAGCATTGAATGCTGACTGTATCTGATTGTACTCATCATTGAAATCATCAGCGTCAATAACACTACCTGTAGCGATGTTAGCTGCTGCTTGTCTTGTATAACCTGCCATTGTTACTGCCTATCATGTTGTCTATACTCAAGAACGGCTGTGTCAAGAGTAAAGGTTGGATTTGTTGAGTTATCTGTAATACGCATTGCTACTGTTTTAAATGATCCTACTAAGTTTTCTTTGTATATTTTATCTAATACACCACCATATGTAACACCTGATCCTCCATACACAGAAGTAGATGCACCAAACAAACTAATACCACCACCTGCTGCTGCTGAAGAGACTGTTATAGCTGGAGGTTGTATAACGCTTGGATCATTACCTGCATCAAAGTCTATTTTAAAGTTTACGTCTACATTCATAGTTCCTGTAGGGTTTGCATACAGGGTTAGCTTGTACATAGTTTTACGTATTTGAGGATCTGTAATAGGCATAAATGGTGATTCATATATTGACTCTATCGGACTTCCATCAAAAGAGTTACCTGAGTCCATCCTATAACAGAAGCCATCATCATTACCAAACATAATAGTTTCTTGTGCGCCTGAGTACGTACTGTCTGCTACGTTTACTTTTAATCCTTTAGTAGTTGACCAAGCTATACCGCTACCACCTTGAGCAATAAACTTAGTTGCTATCAATCCCGATGCACTACCTGCTTGTACACTAGGTATGTATGCAAATAACCTATACTGAGATTTACCTCTAACTAGTACAGAACAGAATACATCTGTTTGGGATATAAAATCGTTAGCATCTTTATAAATAGGATCAGAAGCAATATCAAGAGCCAAGTCACCAATACGATCAGTAGCACTTAATAAACGTATACCATCAGGAGATAGGTATGCTATGTCACCACCAAATTCTTGTATGCTGTCAGGGTTAATACAACCTATTCTATCTGTTATAGGTTCTAGTTTAAAGTCAGATGATGTACTACCTACAAGTTTTTTAATTGTATCTGTTGTAAATATAATAAGCTGTTCACGAAAGCCTATCATACCTGTTACATCAAAGCCTATGTTTATTGTACCAGCGCCATTACCTGTAGCAAAATCATCTACTGTGTTAGGTGCTGTAAAGAATATCTTACTACCTTTAGAGTAGAAAGCGTGGTTTTTAAATACTGCTACATTTTCTGCACCTTGTACATCTGAACTGTTTGAAGATGTAAGATTTACTGTAGTGTTACCACTAGCATTATATATGATAGGAAAGCTTTTACTATCAACAAATATTGTTTTATCTTCTTGTGTAAAATTAAAAGATGCATATCTTGCTTTTAATGTATTAGTAGAAGAGCTTGTACCTATGTGTGACCAAGTAGTTCCTGTACCATGAAAGTATAATGTTTTATTTAATTGTGTAGAATGAAACGTACCAAATGTAAGGACAGTATTATCTGATATAGATTGTGCAGAGTCAAGTACAATACTGTTTTGATTTGTTAGCGATGCCACCTTTACAGTACCAGATATGCCTGTGCCTGTAACAAACATACCAGCTTTTATATTAGTAACAAAACTAAGTATAGTATTGTCAGCTAAAGATACTGCTGTGTCTAGTATAATACTAGTCTGACTTGTTACAGTTTTTACTGTTACATCTCCAGAGATACCAGTACCAGTTACGAGCATACCTCTAGTAATAGTTCCAAAACTTGCACCAGTACCTGAAATGGTTATTCCTGTTATAGGTCCGTTTACTGCAGCAACACCTGCTATTGTAGCTGCTGTTATAGCACCTGCTCCATCTACTGTAGTTATGGTTATGGTTGCATCATTAGCTGTAGTAGCGCCTCCTAATTGTGTACCTACAATAGTAATTGTTTCACCTGCTGTAAAGCCTGAACCTCCAGCAGTAACATTTAGTGTTGTATAGGCAGGACCAGTTTTTTCGATATCAAATGTAGCGTTAGTACCAGTGCCACTATAACCAGATTGTGTTGGGTTATTATACACAACTGGTCCTACATTAGCGACTGTTACAGTAGCATTGTTTGCTGTAGTAGCTCCACCTAAGTCTGCACCTACTACTGTTACTGTGTCTCCTATAGCATAATTTGAACCTGCTTGAGCTATTGTTGCTGTATATGTGCCATTTGTATTTACTACATTAAAAGTTGCACCAACACCATTACCTGCAGTAGTACCTGCTACAGATGAATAAGATAATATTCTATCTAAAGTTAGTGTTGTTCCTGTAGTAACAGCACCGTTTACAGTTGCAGTTGCAGTGTTGTTGTCTAGTGATACTGCTGTGGCATTAGATACTGCACCGTTTACTGTAGATGTAGCTGTTTGATACTCTGTTACAGTAGCTGTATCCATCTTCCTAGCTGTGACAACTCTGCCAGAAGATACAACCTTCATAGCAAGAACTTCACCACCGCCGGGAACTTTTGTATTACTAAACTTGCTATAGCCTTTTAACTTACTGTAACCACCTTCTCTATCAGACTCAAAGTTCTGTAAGATAGTAGCTGAACCTACAGCGTTAATACCCTGTTGTAGTGGAGTAAGGTTGGAGATTAACCCACCTTTAAACTCCATAGGGAATGTAGTCCATTGTGTTGCCATTAGAAACTAACTCTTCTGTCTCTTATATATGGTGTTCTATTTATGTTTATTACACGTAAGTCTTTTATTTGTTTTTCAAACTTTTCTAAAGCTACACTTGCAGCTTGTGTATCACCTCTAAACTGAAAGGCGTAATACATAGCACCATCTACTATAGCAAACCTATATTGCTGTGGTAGCGATGGTACATCTAAAGGGTTCTCTAAATCGTAACCCATTGAGTAATATTCATATACTATTGTGTAAGCCTTGTCAGGCACAGGGTGACATATTAGCTCCCTACTAGGTGTACGTACAATAAATTCAGGCACACCACGTATATCTGCACTTGTATTAAACTCATCATCTGCGTACTTCTCCAACCATTCCTCATATACCATTGACTTTAGTTTTACTGTTCCTGTACCAAGACTGTCATCTCGCTTTATTCTAAACGAGTTCATGTTGATTGTCTTAGCATCTGTAGGATAGTAATACTTCATAGATCCTGCAGCTAGTACAAGTTCAGACTGTACATGATTCCAAGGCCATTCAAACTCTTCCTGTTGAATATGTCTTATTGCAGAGTTAACAGCATCTTTAGCTATACTATAGTAACCAGTAGCTGCTGCAAAGTTTGAAGAAGTTAATGCTACTTCATTTAGCCTGTGGTTAATGTCGTTAACTAAGCCAAGAAAATCATAAGCCATTTCTATCTTTCCCTAATAGGTAATGTTACAGAACGTTCATACGTCAAGCCTTGAGTAGTATTAATACGGCATGTAACATTATACCTTACGTTATTTGTACCACCACCAAAACGTGCAGTAGCTACGTTACCAGAAACAGTACCTGCTATAAACTGTAAGTTATTTACAATCTGTGCAGTAGATACTTGTGTCTTTGTTCCATCTGCAGCATCAACAAAAAATGTAGCCGATGCTATAGAGTCAGATCCTAGAAACCTAGACCAGTCAATGCTAAAGTCTGCTGTTTCATCTGGATCTTTTTCAGGCCATTTGTAAGACATGTGTTATCCTTAGTTTAATATGTATACTACGTTATCTGTTCTAACTGGGCGAATAACTACAGTTCTGTTTTCAGCAGCTATGTATACAGTCCTAGTACCTATAGTAGGTGCAATTATTGTTACTGTTCTGTATCTACTGTAGTTAGCTGCAAAGTCATCAAACGGAAAAAGTACGCCAATAGGGTCATCTAAATTTTGAGCTATGGTAGCATTTATATCAGGCAATGTAAAGTTTGCTATGCCTGTTATGCTAGGTACTGCATTAGCTAATACAGCAGCGACAGATGGTTGTGTTGCTGTAGCCTGTCCTTGTGCTGTTAAGCTTATTGGAAGACCACTAGTAGTAACAGTGTTACCCATAGCATTACCATGTACGGTACAGTAATATCTTAAACCTATGTTTGGCGCTCCGCTTGGTACTGCAAAAGTTACACTTGCGCCAGATTGTCCAGGAGTACCACTACTTGTTACACCTGTTGTGTAACTATTGTTACCACTCTTAAATGCTAGTGGGTGTCCAGAATTAGATGAGTCACTAAGATCAAACGTATATGTTGTTCCTTGTACAAGTTGTAGCGTTGGTGCTGTTACTCCGTTAATTCTGTATTTATTGCCACCGCTAGTACTCACAACTTCTACTACAAAAGACGTAGTGCTTGCTACAGTTTGTATGGTGTTTCCCATACCGTTTCCGTGTACGGTACAATAGTATCTTTCTGGCTGTGTTCCTGTCGATGGTATTGCGTAAGTTATAGTTGCTCCCGACTGTCCTGCTGTTCCGCTTGTTGTTATTCCTGCAGTTAGTGTATTACCACTTCCGTCTTTAAACCTAAATGGATGCCCACTATTACTACTATCGCTTACATCAAATACGTAAGTAAGTCCTCTTACTAATGTTAATTCAGGCGCTTCTACACCATCTATGTAATACTTGTTACCACTTCCACTATTATATACAGTTACTGTGTAGTTGTGTGTATCTACAACTGTTGAATCGCCATAAACTGCAGTAGAGATAGCAGTTTGTGATGGTAGGTCTGTATTAGCTAGACCCTCTATGCTTGGTACGTTAGCTGTGAGTGCTGCAGTGTTTGCAGGTAGCGTAAAGTTTGCTGCTCCTGTAGATGTCAATGCAGCTATGCTTGTGGTGCTTGCTACGTTAGCAGTAGTTATATTTGCTTTTCCGTTAATGTCAAGCGTAGCGTTGGTTAGTGTAGCAGAAACCCCTGTTAATGCAGGAAGATTTACACCCCCTGAAAACTGAGGAGGGTTTAGCGCAGAAGCTGCAGATACATCAGCAAGATCAACACCTATGGTGTACTTAGTTAACTCTGCTGAGAACGGTGTCTCTGATACTGCTGCGAAGCCAAACATTAGTCGGCCTCTGCTATGGTGTTACCCTCTGCCACCCATGCTTGTATGGCTCTCCAATGACGGTTTTCGTTATTTTTTGGTACATTCATTTCAACACCGTCTATTGTTGCTGTAACGCATCCAGTGTCTTGACCTTCAAACTCATTATGTTGTGCGCTTGTGATTAACATTTATAACTCCGCATCGACAGTGTAATCGTTAATAAAATGACTTGTAGTTGTTGATGAACCAGACATATTAAAACCATCTATTCCTATGTGATTTGTAGTGATAGTTCCACTTCCTACGTCCATAACTAATGTTGGAGCAGTTCTCATAGTAACAGGAAACTTTACATAACCACGCAACGCAGCTGCACCCCCATAATAAGGCGCTAACGAATGATAAAAATTTTGTTGTGTA